CCTGTTAAAATATAGAAACCAGCGTATAGATAAGCAAGCTAATCATCTATACTTAGAGATACAAGTAATTAGCAGTGTGGGGAGTAGCTCACGAATTTCAAAACTTGAAATCCTAATTTCCAAGTTTCATATTTATAAACCTGTTAAAATATAGAAACCAGCGCATAGATAAGCAAGCTAATCATCTATACTTAGAGATACAAGTAATGAGTGGTGTAGGGAGTAGCTCACGCTCAAAATCCTAATTTCCAAGTTTCAGAATTTATAAACTGGATGCTAAAATAGAGAATAAAGTGATAAGATAAGCAAGCTAATCATCGATACTTATCTATACAAGTAATGAGCAGTGTAGGGAGTAGCTCACGAATTTCAAAACTTGAAAATCAGGATTTCATATTTATAAACCTGTTAAAATATAGAAACCAGCGTATAGATAAGCAAGCTAATCATCTATACTTAGAGATACAAGTAATTAGCAGTGTGGGGAGTAGCTCACGAATTTCAAAACTTGAAATCCTAATTTCCAAGTTTTCAGATTGAATATGAACTTGCTGAAATATGGATCCAACCGGTGTAGCATTTGCTTCTTCTGCTACCCTAACGGTCAGGAATAGATAAGCAAGCTAATCATCTATTGTTATATGTATCACATAACAACGGTGTAGATATAATCATATCTTGTAACCTGATTACAAGATGATGAGAATATTAATCATTATTAGCTAATAAGATGTTATAACCGAAGATAAGCATCATGATATGATATATACCCAACACAAGTAGGACTGCTTAATTATATACATATATACTCAAATATATGTTTGTTTACTCATCATCTGTAAACTCGCTCATAACTAGAGATCTAGCTTCATCAAATGATATTCCATCACGCCAACATTGACATAACATTTCAACAGGAGCTGCCAAAGTTCTTGGATTACGTTTTCTAGGTGGTACATATCCAATCTCTGACAACTTGGCAAGATGTTGCGAATATCCTGCTTCGATTAACATGTCAACTTGATTCATAAGTAGATGTTCAGCATAATATAGATAATCAATCTTCATTGGTTCATCTGTTGAGAGAGACTCGATATATTGTTCGTACATGCGATACTTCTTACCTGACTTCTCGTTTGGATTATCTGTTTCAATGATTACAATATCAAGTCTATCTTCTGGTTGTATAACTTTACCTACAGTATTTAACCAGTCAACAAAGACCTTCATACAGAATGTTTCAGACGTGTAATCTGATCCAACCTTCTTGACAAAGATAAACTTCTCATCTGGAAATCCACCGGATAATGTCTTCTCAACATAATCAATGATGTATAATAATGTCTTCTTAATTGGAATACGCTCGTAAATATTCTTCATTGATAGTTCATTCGTTATATCAGTTGTATTTTGAGGTTTATCTCTTCTTGCGCCTGCCATACCCTTAATTAAGACTATGGGTTTACCCTTATCGTTGAGTTTTGGAGTTCCATCCTTGCCTTGAAGTCCGAAAACGTAATTCTTTTTAGCTTTAGCGAACATACGACCTTGCTTTTCAAACTCGATGGCGATTGGCGGAGGAAACATTGCTGGATATCTATCTGAACCATTGATTCTTTCCTGTATTTCGAGTGCTATCTTATTTGTTTCAAATGAGTCTTTTCCAGGTATGACGAACATGATTGAATCAGTGTCGCCATAGATCGATATCGCTCCGTAATTATCTATTACAAACTTGGACACTGTTTCTCTGTCTTCCCTTCCCTTTGCTGTTGTACACATTCCCGCTTCAATAAGTTCAAGATCACCATATTTGATTGTTAAGAAACCATAGAATCCATTCGCATTAACTTTGATACTATTCTGCTTGCTATTTAGACGAGTTAATTCTATGTTAATAGCATCTATCTGTATTTCTAATGTTGCTATCTGAGTTACTATTTCGTCTGCATCATTAGACATAGTGTTAGCTAGCTTCTCCATCAACCCATCGCGTGATGCAACAAGCTCCTTGAGTTTGCGTTGTAGGATTGGAATCTTGCCCTTAGTTAACTTCTGACGAGCAGCAACCATCTCCTTAAGTATACTTGGAACAAGTCCCTCTCGATATTGAGCTTTAACCCATAGGAAACGATATGATCGTTGCGTAGTTTCCTCCTTTTTCACCTTCTTTTGTCTTTGCTTGGCATTGCGTTTCTTAATCTTCTCGATCTCTATATCTAGTTCATCACGCTTCTTTTCTGATTTACTGTATATTGGTTCATCTTGCGTAAACTCAATGATATTGACCATCTTTCGAAGTTCTGGATCATTGAGATATATTTCTTCTTGTGACTTCTCTATCAGAGTTGTGTAATCAAAGTTATGAGCTCTAATTTCAGATGGATAAAGTGATGTGAAGTCCAAACATATGACATGATCGAAGACACCAACACGAGGATCGACGACGAATCCACCAACAACATAATATCCTGGCGGAGCTCGCGAGTCAATAACATAATTCTTCTTTGTCGAATAGTGATATAGATATGATACACACCGCACTTGCTGACCTCTGGTATATGTTGCTGGAATAGTTACGGCTGCAACACTTGAATCTTCAACACGATCAATCCAAACATTAAATCTCTCAAAGAGATCAATGGTGAGCTCAGTGTCCTCGAAGCAATAGGCAAGGAAAGTTTCCAGCCATGTCATAATTTTATCATGCTCCTTCTGTAACTTCTCTATCTTCCTGATCACCTGCTTCGATATTGGTTTATTATCAGCACCTTGGAGTGCAAGCTCATATATCTTTTTCGCCACTTTTATCAACTTGTCATAGTTAGCAAATGATTCTTCAATGCTCACTTCGTGCTTGCCTCTATCGAGATACAGTTTGGAAACAAAATCAAGGGTATATTTAAGGAGCTTCTGACTTCTCTTGATTAAGATCATCAAATCAAGAGTGATAGTTCCATCAATCAGTGGATAGTATAGATTATTCTTACCATATGCTGATGATTCCCAGACTATCGGTCTTATTTCAGGAACATTCTTTCCTTTAATTCTACCAAGTTGTCCCCATCCATCACCTTCAATCTTGAGCCTAGCATCCATAACAGAAAGATCATAATTTAATATATTCCATCCGACTATGAGTTGCGGTTTGTATTGCTTTATTAATCCCATCGATCTGTGTATTAATTCAGCCTCTGTCTTACAGATGATAACATTCGAACTAGGAATCTTTGAATGTAATCTCTCTGGATCGATTAAATTATAGTTTTGTTCAAGTATGAATCCATAACGTATACGCTTGTCTTTCGACTCACCTTGACGATGTATAGTACATGTGTTCATGAAGACGACATGATTAGGATTCTCCTTTCTTGGCATAGCTCTCGGATTATCTGTATGCTGTTCTATATCGAATCCCATAATCAGTGGATGTGTAGACCAACTCTCACATTCATCTTCCGCTATTGCTTTCATACTGTCATACTTCGTCATAATGTATTCACGATCACAAGTTGATATCCTTGATTTTGAATTTGTAACATCTTTACATTCTGCTCTGAACCATCCTGTGTATCGACAATCTACCTCTGTTAAGAGTTTACGTTCCAACGATATATCAAATACCCTTGGATAACATTTCAGTTTGCCAAAGTTGGTGGTTGAGACAACATTATAATTCTTATTTGAAGAGACGAATAAGTCGACACACTTCCTCATATGATAATTCGAAGTGAACGTTAACAGTAAATATGGATATCCCTTTTCACCTTGATAGTAGTACAAATTACGCCTATTAGGATAATACTTTGCTTTGATTGGCTTAGCATCACCAAGTAGTTCTGCCAAATCTTCTGATGCAAACTTCCAAACATCAGAAGATGACCATTCGAAATTTATTGATTTACCACCGACTTGTAATGTATTAGGTAACTGAAGGAAGAATGATGGAGCAAAATCTTCTATCCGAACGAGACATTCTTCCGACTCCTTATTTAGGGTATAGCAATGAATTACAGTCTTCCTATCGGGTCCGAAATTATCTTCTATTACCCAATCATATGGATGGCCGATAAATTCAACAATATTATTCGCCATCGCGAATTTCTTCGAAGTAGATAATATTTAAGTAATTATTTTGATCATGTATAGTATTATAGATGATGTAGTATATGTTTAAAAAGTGAACCAAGTATTTGTCTCGGGATCAGAAACAAATGTTACACTTATATTACTGGGTAACATGAAATAGTTAATCTGTCCATTGAAACTCGCTCCATGGACGGGAAGTAACTTATGTTGCGTATTACCCTTTATTGCTCTCACCGTAAATATTAATCCCTGTTTGGTGCTGGGGAGTTCGATATCCAGATTATTAATAGACTCTATGATATAGTAGCGTGAATCACCACTTATTTTCGCATTAGTTGTTATCTTGGAAAGTAGAGATGATGATGCATTATTAAACTTCACTCCAAATATATCGTCTATCTGTTCTCCGACTGGTAACTCTATCGATTTGAAGATTGATTTATTGTCTGTAATTCCGGTGGCGAATATTTCATCCAATAATTCTGCATCATCTTTTAAGTTATGTTTCTTCTCAGAATTAACTTGGTCATTCTGGCGATCAAATTTCACATCGTTATTATCTACTTCAGGAACAAGATCTAAATCAGCAATATCGATAAAACTTTCCTTTCTCTGTTGTTGTTCGAATACGCTGGAATCAAACATACTTTGATCATCTTCTTGATTATTGATATCATTCAAGTCAGCCATTTTTAATGTTTTTATTCTACGATTTTTTCTTTTTATTATAATTAATTAATAATTTTTGGTCCGAAAAATACGAAAATTATAAACGCTAAAAGTAGAATAAGAAAAATTATTGAGAATGTTACCGACGTGACGAAGTTATCATATTGAATTGGAACTTGACAATCAGAACAATATGGTGCGCACCGAGGATCTTGACACCATATTTGTCCATTCTTACATCCTTCACAATTACCTTCTGGACAGAAATTTGGATTTTGACAATAGGCTACCATTTTTAATTAATCTTTATTAATAAAGATCTTTTAATTAAAAAATTATCAATACTGATTAAAAAGAAACGTAATTTACGATGGGTGGTGGTCAGAGTAATACGGTAAATTTACAACAAAGTATCACGAATAATACAGTAACAAGTTCGAGTATCAGCTGTGATGCTACTGCAACAACGATACAAGCAAATAATACTATTATAGTATTAGATTCAGAGGTTGGAGGTAGTGTAGGGGACATCTCTGGAGTTACTGTTGATGCAAGTTGTACGATAGGTAACTCGATGAGTAGTGCGATATCAAATTCATTATCAGCCGCCGTTCAACAAGAGAATACAGCACTGAATGGAATAATGGGAGGTATTGGTAATAGTTCACAATCAAATTTAATAGATATCATGCAGAATGTAAGCAATAATACTACAGTGCTTATGAACAGTGTATGTCAGGCAACTAATACTGTTGATCAATCTAACAATCTAGTTTATGTTGATGGGTCAACTGTTGGACAGAATGTTGGTGTAATAAATACTGGGGGTACAGCATACGCTAGTTGTACTATAAATAATCTAAGTAAACTACAAATCTATAATCAAGTTCAGGCATCAGCAACACAGACAAATAAGGAAATATCACTATTATCACTAATCTTCATAGTGATATTATTATGTGTTGTAGTCTGTGCTATAATAGCACTTGCAAAAGTATTTGGTAAGCGTAAAGCTGCTGCGGGTCAGCAATCATCATTCTCAACTGGAGAAGAACAACTTATAAATGAATACTTACGACCCACATCTGGGTCCATATCTGGACCTACGTCCATAGCAGCATAATTATATACTCATATTATAATGTCATGTATGCTTATATCATAATGTTGAGTATAGTTTATGATAAGTAAGTACAAGTATCATGTATTGTTAATATACATGATTGTGGATTAGAATAGTGGTAACAGTGCTGAGAAATAATTAAAGCGTTGCGAATTATAATCATTGATCGATCCATTATACAATACTTCAACAAAGTTTTTATCTCCTCCGGTTGTGTCGAGTAATCCAGTTAATTGTCCATTTGTGTCGAAGATATTACTAATATGTGATATACGCTTCAATAATGATGGGGTTTCATAACCTGTATTTATTCTGTTGAGATACCAAGATTTACATACGGCTAGTGCTCGCAATAATTCGCCATCACGAACATTCTGAACCATGTAGTAAACCTTATTTCTTGGATCATTAATGATGTATGGATCGTGAGCATCGGGATCATTCTTAGACTTGATTGTATATTCAAGTGTTGAGTTTCTCTTCTTGATATCTATATATAGGCGAAAATCTCGCATATCTGAGAAGATGATATTATTCCTGTATTGAGTGAAATCTCTAGGACTTTTATAGAAATCATCAATATATTTCTTAATCTTTCTTGGTTGATCAGCTCTGGCTTTTTCATAATCACGAAGTAGAGCTCCCATCTTATTGGCAAAGATCTTATTAGCAAAACACAGTTTACTTCTACTCTTCGATGATTCATCCTCTTTGCTAACCAAACTTATGTTGCCACTTAACTTATCGAGTAGCACATTAAGTTCACTAGTTTCGCTTGCCTTATTTGTTTCGCTCACGTCGTTCACGTCGCTTGCTTCACTCTGTGGTAGTATTCTTGACGCCAATCTTAGGAAGTCGCTATAGTAGGCTTCTGTGTCAGTTACTTCGTATGATTCAATCATAAAGTATTCCTTGACGAAGTCATCATAATGCATATGTAATCTAACATGTTCGTAAAAGTGCATGACATATGCAGTTATCATATTAAGTATGCGTTTGAGATTATATATTCGTTGGGTTATCGAATAGTCAAAGTTTACAGTCTGAATTGATCCGGCAACATAGTTGATCTTCTCCTTCTGACTCTCCTTTAGACTAGTTAGTACTTGATCCCAAGTCTTATTCTTTGTCTTGTCATAGTGAGAAGTCTTAATTGGAACGTATTCACCTTTAATTAGATCAAATACTGGGTACCATATAGCATTATCGACTATCTCTCCTCTTTCTGAACCGAAGATCTTATGTATTACCTTAAGGTCTGCTTCGAAGACTCTATTTGAAGTTGGAAGATTTTCTGGTTGTGAAGGTATGGTGCAGAGTGATATGAGATTATTATCAATAGACCATGTTATTGCTCTCATCTTACCATAGGAATCAATGTATTGTGACTTGGCTATCGAACCACTCAACTTTAAATGATCAATAACACTGAATATATTATTGTTCTCTATTATCTCTCTAGATCCGTTAATGTTGAACGTCTTATTTGAACAATTAAACATTAGTGTCTCATGACATAACTTAGTCATCTGTTTCCCGAAGACTTTAATTAAATCTTCCTCTGAACTGACAATATCATCTTCTGAATTCTCTGTATTAATGTTAACAACAATCTCATATTGAGGATAAAACTTAACGACGGAGATTTGGATTATGACAACAGTTGCTCGATCAGGACGCAAGGGACGAGCGTGAAAGAGTGAGAATCTCGGAACTTGAATCTTTCCAGTTGAACGTGTATCTTCTCCCTTCTTCGGAGACTCAAAGACGTAAATATTAACATTGAATAATTCCTCTAGTGATCGATAAAACTTCTTTGATTCGAAGTATTGACTTGATTGTAATTCTTCGATAATCTCTTCATTCGAAAGATCATATAATTCCTGTCTCATACAGTTGATTTCCAACTTGTTCGGTATCACATTAGTTCTTATATTTTGGACGTAGGTCTCTTTCTTGGCCTCTTTCTTCAACTTAATATAGTCTGGATCATCAGTCGCAGTACAGAGAGCATGAATTAATGAGTTGGGAGATCTAATGGTACCCATTCTCTTTAGTGATACTGGCTCTTGCTTACTCTGCTGCTGCGCTCCTTTGGTTGGTTGCTGCTGCGCTCCTTTATAAGATGATAATATCGTATCTATCGCGTTACTTATGTTGACTAAACGATCAGGTTCGACATATTTGTTTGGCTTAACATCTTCCTTGCTCTTAGTTCCTGTTGAACTGGGTGGTGGAGTTACATCATTAATGAAGTTTTGATATTCCTTCGTCTTTCGTCGATCTGTTTTATAGCAACAGGGAATATAGGGATATATTTCCTTGTTGTTTAACTTATTATACTTGACACCTGCCCACTGATAAGTTGGAGAATCACAATATAAGTATAGATCCTCTATTTCATCATTCTCTTGAAGCCGACGAGGAAATATGATGACATGCTGTTTCTCTGACTTCTTCATACCATCATATTGATCTTTATCGATAAGGAGTGGTTGTTTATGCGACAGACACTTCTCTGACCAGCCAGAGGTAAAGAGATCTGGAGCTGCCATCTTAAGTACTTTTATACGCTTCATATTTGTTGTCGTTGCCTTTCTCTTTGATGACTTCGTTGACATAATCTTAGTTGTTTCAGGTAATATATCGTTGTATATATCTTCGATTGATTCCTTGGTTATCAAGTGATAAATAAAAAGCAGTTGCAATGTCTCAACGAAGTTGTCTATTATTTCCTTGCCTTCACTTTTAGTGACATTGACTTTAATGTAGGTACTGTTGGGGGAGATATTCTTATTCGTCTTTTCAAGCGAGCTGATTTTGCCAATCTTCATATTAAAGTTGATCGCTCTCTTAGTCACAGAATCAACAAATGGTTCGTATAAGAGTTTAATCTTCTTCTCTTCAGCGACCGATTTTTTTGATTCATTAAAGTGAAGCATCTTGGATAGGAGATCATCATTTAACACTTGATCGAGAAAGACGTACTTATTAAATCCAATTAGATTCCAATAAGTTAATGATGCTAAATAACTCACTATCTTTGCCGATTCAATCTTTATCCCAGGAATATTATTGATTATATTCTTAATAATGTCTATATATTCGATTGATATCTTCAGGTGTATCTTCTTCTCATTTATCAACCATTTGATGGTGTAGAATGAGTCTTTACTCGCATTTTCAAGTTCTACCTTCTTCTTTGGCAAGTATAATCTGATGAGAATCAGTGGATCTTTCTTCTTCAATTTATCCTTGTAAGATATGAAATAATCATATGGAGGCAGTGAGGTTGAATATTTATTCGTATAGGATTTAATATACTCTTTGCTCATCTTCTCATCCTTCTTATTGTCGAGAAATACAATATATGGCATCTCTTGCGTTGCAACTATCTTATCGAAGATATCAATACCCTCGTAATCTTGCTCATAACTCAGTTGTATTTCATATTGAACACGCTGAATATTAATATCTGATGCTAACACCTTTTTCTCGGAATTAATATAGTTTGTTATATCATTATCAGAGAAGTTATCAGGTTCCGTCTGTATTGTTTCGATAAGTGCACTATTTTCTAAATTTATGGAGAATTCACGAACAGAATCTAACTTCTCTTGAAGTTGAATCCAATACTCTAATTCTTCATATTCTGCTTCAACTATTTTATTATTCTTTTTAACCCAATCATTATATCGCAGCTTGAATGTTTCTTCGTTTGAAAACTTGCCATTCGCATAATTTTCGAGATACTTATTAAATTTTGTTAGTAATTTACCATTGTTTGCTGTATCATTAATCGTTCCATATATAAAGAAGATAATATCATCGTCCGTTGGTTCGACACCCGTCCTCTTTGCTATGATCTCATTGAGAATAAAATCAATTGAATCTCTCACAATATGATTTTGAATGTAAGTTTTTAGATTAAAATTTTTTGGTTCCCTTATTAAAAAAGCAACAGATATATCGTAATCTCTTGCCTGTTTCAATAATTTGATCCTTTCAGAATCATAATCAATATTCGACATTTTAAATTCGGATCAAAATTTTTGAATCCAAAATCTTTTTATTTATCAAATAAAAAAGTAACAGATGACACTTCGAACGATTTTAAACTTTGACGATTCCGATGAATCCAATAATGAAGCAACTTATGATCAATATGGATCGGTTTTGCCAAAAGAAAAGGTTAGAGAAATCATAATCAAGGGCTCTCCTCCAGGATCAGATGATATCAGAATCAACTTGACAGAGATTAGGAAGTCTCTTGAAAGTTTACTCTTGAAAACCGATACTCAAATCGACCTCTTAGACAAGGAAGACAGAGATGATTTCGATGCCATCCAGAACATATGCCGAAGCATAAGAGGAAATGATTCATACGGAATAGTCTTGACAGAAATATTGTCAGTCTTTGGTCAACAAGTAACTAAGATTGTTCCAGGCAGTGTTGGAGCATATTTTAGAGGTTGTTTCTTTAACACTAATGTTCCGGGATTAAATCCCGCCTGCGGACTTGATTGTATATCTGGAATAAAACCAAACACTGATACTCCTGGCTTCAGTCAATGTCAAGATTTGGTGGTCAAGATCGGCGATGATCAAAAACTTGAATATAAGAATAGTGATGAAATTGTCTCCTATTCTAATGCTATCATCTATATTGTACAGAATGGTTCTGATAAGAAAAAGAAATTAACAGTTGATCATCTTGATGAATTACAGAGATTGGGTGTGTCACAAGCTAAGATTGTGATTGGTAATGGTGACGGATATAGTCAAATTGCTGATTATACAAGTATTGAATCACTCCGAACGACTATTGATTCTGGAGTAATGGATGATGATAGTGATAACGATAGCAGTAGTGATTCAAAAGGATGGGGATGGATATTACTGATAATATTGATCATTATTATTATAATCTTCCTTGTTATTGTCTTCTCGAATGGTGGTAGTGGTGGTAGTGGTTGGTACTAATATTCTGAAGACAAAGTACAACATATATCAGTAATATATGTTAATTATCGATTATTTGAAGAGTGTATTTTTTGGATAATACTTCTTAATATAAAGATCCATATTCATCGAAGACATTGATCTGTTGCATCCAAAGCATATTGGTCTCAGATTATCGATAGTAGTTGATCCTGAATTACATACCGATATGACATGTCCAGCTTCAAATCTACGCATTTGTATCTTATCTTCACAACATATACAGAAACCTTCTGATACTCCAGGATAATACTTATCCCACAGATCATCTCTCATTTTCTTGGGCACTGCTGTACGCTTGGCTTTCGATCTTAATTCTGGACCCAGCTTAGCACTTGATACTGAATCAGTTGGTATTATAACAAATTCAGAGGCAATATTTATCTTCGGATCATTTGAATTATAATAATATATTATCATATCAACGATGTCTAAACTGAGATTTAGATTATTAGTGACAATACGGAACTCAGGACCGTCGATTACATATTTGTACTTATCCTTAGCTAGTATATTCTTGTGATTATCAATATCACAATATTTCTTGCCTCCCTTCTTCATATTATTTATACAAAACTTGATTGTTTCAGTTAGAAGTTCAGCTTCACAACCATATTTCGATTTGCAATATAAGTTGAATAATCTCTTATCATCATAACTTACCGGCATAAAGTTACAACTTGATTTACTGAACAGTATGCAGTTAAGATCTAAATCGTATACTTGACTTGAATCTTTGAATACCTTCTTAAGATCTATCTTCTTAGACATGGCGAAGGAACGGGATATATGATCTATAAACATAATATATTGTTGATTAGGAACTTTGAGATGTGTAGCAGCAGTAAAAATACGCCATAACTTATTATATTTGATTATGATGGATTCTGATAACGACAATATATAATCTAAATCAACGTTAATATCAGGAATCTCGATAGTTGAACCACTAATCTTCTTAACGAAGAGTTTGAATTGAAATTCATCAATTGATTGAAAAAGTGAGTGTTCGACGCAAAAATTAACATCAATATGAAGATGATCAAAAAATATTTGATATTTGATACTTTCTTTTTCCACCTTCAATAAAAAGAAATCTCTAATTAATGATTCTGATAACCATTCCGGTTGCATCGTATTTTTATTATCTATAATATTCGCTTTAGGTATTAAGTGACTAATGATTAAAAAGCTTCTATTTCTTTTTATCCTCTTTTTAATTATTGGTCTAATCTTCCTATTCTTATTCTTTGTTCCGGAAACTAAAGAGATAACAAGTAGTAGTCAATCTTATTATCCGAGCAATTTATATTACGAAGACACTGATTTAAATTTAATTAAGGTAAATAAAATAAAGATTATATTTGATACTGCTGGCACGAATAACGCGACTAACGCGACTGACGTGACTGACGCGACTGAATTAACTAACATATCATCAATTAAGAAATATATTGATTCTAAAGTTTATATTCAAGCTTTGAACATATTTAAAAAGAAGCGTAAGTTTAAAATTGTTACTATCGACGAGGAAGTAAGTTTATCATCTGTCGCTAAGTACATACTTAGAAAAATTAGGAAGAGTAACAATCATTTCAATGTCTCTGGAGTAAAGTTGTATAGTGGAAATATTGAGGCGCAAGTTTTAATTACGTAGATGCCGGAGCCTAATGATTATGTTATAGTATTCTTTGTTGTCTTAGTCTTAATAGTTTTTCTCGGATGGATGATATATCTTATTCTAATTTCCGAGTCTTTCTCAAATACAAAATCAGGTCAGAATGCTGATTCCTTATCTCAAGTCTGTCCTGTTGGATCTTGTGCTACAAACATATATACTGGACAGAAGAGATGTCCAAATTTAAATTCAACCGTTGCAGCAAATGTCACTGATGAAGTATGTAATTTAGCATTTGGATGTAATAATGTAATTACTCCATACGCTGTACAATCTGATGGTAGTGCAATATATACTGGAACATGTGAACCCAATATTGAATGTCCATGTTTAAGTTATCCTCGCTGCGCATCATATATTACATCACTCTTTGTTAACACGAATGGTAATCCGTATCAATCTACCGTCGGTCAACAGATATTATTTCAACAAGTTAATACTTATGAAGTACCATCTGTTCCAGGAATATCAGTATCAGATACTCCTCCTATTATAATTGATGGTAATCCAGCATCTAGCTTCTGTACTATACCAATAAATTGGTTGCCTATATCAACTCCTGGATGTAACTTCACTGATGACATATTAATAGAAGATAATTTATTAGCATGCATGGGATTACCTAATGACTGTAATGGAGTAACTGCAAATCCTTGTCTCTATGGAACTTTAGCATTCATACCCAATAATCCAAATACAATAATAACAAGTACAAACTTCAGTACAATACCTGTTGCTTGTGTTCGTGGTACGCCTTGTCCTTGCGGTCAAGTTGCTGTATGGAACAATAATGTTGGTCAGATAATATGTACTACACTAACCTAAATTGCAACATAATACTAAATGTCAATATGATTTAATATTAATAGTGTGAGTGGCTAAGATAATCAATTCCTGTGTTAATTAGACTGTTACATATATATTTACTTATATGTTATTATTTCAGATACCAGATACTAGATACTAGATACTAATCACAGAATCTAGATTATTCAGATATTCCAAAATACGAAAATCAGAACTCCGAGTTTCAAAACTGTGAGCTACTCCCTAACTACATTGCCAATATATGATAGTCCCAACGTTTGTTAGGTTACACTTGTTGAATCCATATTTTAGAATATCTGAATAATAAAGATTTCTGTGATTAATATTACAAATTCTTGACAAGCACGGTAAGCTACTCCCTATACTGCTAATTACTTGTATTCCTAAGTGTTGATGATTAGCTTGCTTATCTATACACTGGTTTTCATATTTTAGCATCCAGTTTATAAAACTTGAAACTTGAAATCCTAATTTCCAAGTTTCAAAGTTTAGATTCAATGGTGAGTTACTCCCTACACTGCTAATTACTTGTATCTCTAAGTATCGATGGTTAGCTTACTTATCTATACACTGGTTTTCATATTTTGGCAAGTTTTATAAATCTGAAAACTAGAATTTCAAGTTTCGAAGTTTCGGAATTTGGATTCAAACGGTGAGCTACTCCCTACACCACACATATCTGATATAGATAAGTATAGATGATTAGCTTGTTTATCTTATCACTTTATTCTCCATTTTAGTATCCAGTTTAGAAATCTGAAAACTTGGAAATTAGGATTTTGGAAATTTGAAACCATGAGCTACTCCCTGCACCACTAATTATTTGTATAGATAAGTATCGATGGTTAGCTTGCTTATCTTATCACTTTATTCTCCATATTTTAATATCTGAACTAGGATTTCAAGTTTTGAAGTTACAAAGTTTTGAAGTTACAAAGTTTTGAAGTTTACAGAAATCTTTGTTTAGAGATTAAAATACGAAAACCAATGATAAGATAAACAAGCTAACCATTGATACTTATCTATATCAGTAATAAGTGATGTAGGGAGTAGCTCACCTCAAACTTTGAAATCCTAATTTCCAAGTTTTCAGATTTCTAAACCTACTAAAATGGGGAATAAAGTGATAAGATAAGCAAGCTAATCATCGATACTTAGAGATACAAGTAATTAGCGGTGTAGGGAGTAGCTCACCTGAAATCCTAATTTCCAAGTTTTCAAATTTATAAACTGGATACTAAAATGGAGAATAAAGTGATAAGATAAGCAAGCTAACCATCGATACCTATCTATACAAGTAATTAGTGGTGTAGGGAGTAGCTCATGGTTTCAAATTCCGAAATTCAAGTTTCAGATTTATAAACTGGATGCTAAAATATAGAAACAAGTGATAAGATAAGCAAGCTAACCATCGATACTTATCTATATCAAATATTAGCAGTATAGGGAGTAGCTCACGGTCGAATCTTAATTACAGAAACCTGAATAATTATAAGGATATTAAAACTTAGCACAGAATCATATTTATCAAATCTGTATGCAGATGTTCATATCATAATAATAACATATAATTAAATATATATGTAACACTGAGATAATAATCAACATAGTCCCTCATCGTCAAGATTAAATCATGTTCAGTATTCTTACCATATGATGATTAATACTTATATAATTTCTCTATAGCCTCATAATTGTTGATAATTAACATCTTAAATTCAGGTCGTACTGATAGACGTAACGACAGAGCTGAAATTAATATCTTCTTGTCATCGGAAGTTAATTTATCACTGACAGTAGCAATTCTTATTAGAGCATAATCTGAAAATTCTTCCAACTTAAAATCTGATAAACTCTTGTTTGAATTCTCGTCCGACTTTGTATCTGATGTGACAAAGTTAAGTAATGATACTCTCCACGTGCCAACGCCATAGTTTTCAAATCCCCATTCGAAAAAGTCGGGAAAGGGATCACTTCTCTTTCGAATTTCGGAACTTAAGAAACAATCTTCCACCGCAAGTAATGGGTTTGTCATGTAGGGAATAGTAAGACACGAGATTAATTCAGAAGTATATTGTCTTGGTCGAAACATTGATTCGGCTGCCGGACGATTTAGGATGTGGTATATCTTCTCAGAGAAGTTTCTCGTCACCCAATAACATTGGGCTCCCCAGACGATTGGATCATTACGTCTGACTAGATTCTTAAGATCTTTGTTCTTACCTTCCCAAACTACTCGACGTTTAAGTTGGCCGTGAATACAACCCAAATAAACAAGTTCAGCTGAATCAGGGAAGTTTTCCCTTACCTTAATAAAGTGATTGACAAAATCTTTATGTAAGATCACATCATCTTCCATGATTATTGCCTCTTTTAGATCTAATTCGGCTATTTTCTTGTGACAAAGAAGATGTGATGCCAATACTGCAATAGTTATATTTACATTATGGGCATCATCTCCCTTCTCTGCACCGACTGCCATTCTCTTAACCTCTGTTCTTTCTGGAGTCAATGCATCAACTATAGTATAACTTAAATTATGATGTTTTAATTCAGCAGTTATGTTAGCTAGACGATCAGGTCTCGACTTCAAACTTATAACGAAGATGTGTGGTACTTTAACTTCAGTCTCCATTTTTATTCGGATAAGTAATTGTTTTAAGAACCTATTTTAATAAACATATATACAAAAATATATGTAAATTGGCTTTTTAAAAAGGTATTGTCGTATACTGACCGTGTAAAGATAATTATATCTTTTGTAAATGACGTTTGAGGCCGGTTCTTGGATTGAGCATCGTGAATATTGAGTTTGGAGATTCATTATCGAGAGTTAACTTAATGTAATATTTGAGATTTTGATCAAATGTGTACTTGCGATCAGCATTCTTCATCGTCTTCTTAAGATAAGATGTAATAGCATCAATTCTCGGATGTGTTATCTTCTTGGCGTTTGATTTATATGTTTGAAATATAATCTTACTCAGCTCGGATTTATCACCAGTATAAACTGTCAACAACTTTAAACCAGAACGTTGGAGTCCGATCGGTAAAGAAATGACAAAGTTGAGCCAAGTATTGTAGATGATGGATTGTAGATTGGACTTCATCTTATCGATCTCCTTTTGGTTCGCGGAAGGAATATTATCAAGTGTACTCAATTCTTGGATGCTCTTCATTGGTAGATGGGAGAGCATAATAAACTTACTCTCATATGTTGCGAAGTCTTTCTTCTCGAAGAGATCAAATGTTACTGATAGTAAGAAGTAAAACCTTTGCTTAATATCCTGAACTCCACCTCTCATGTTTGCTCTCCATTGATAACTAGTATCGTATATTCTAAATAATTGGGATCCATTCTTTATTAGCACTGCTTCAGATCCAGACTTTATACGAGGGTCAGTACCGATGTCATCATCCTTTGGGCAGCAAGGCAGTCCATGACTAAGAACATTGTTCGCTTGTGAAAGTGTGTATTCAACTGCCACTTTTAATTCAAACTTCTTAATCTGTTCTTCAGTGAACCTTCTTTCAAAGTCTACTTCTTCATGATCTGAACCAAACGCCTCCTTTGTGTAAACTTGGGTTGCGTTTTGAAATATCATGTATCCTCTTCCAACATCATCTTTAGATCCAAATATTAGGCTTGGACAAACGATGGAAACCTCATACATCCAAGAACTATACTTCTTTGTCTCATCGAAGAATGAGGATAAAGGAGGTGCAAGAACATTTTCCCACATCTCACCAAATGTCTTGCTCGTCCCCCAAGTACCAGACTCTCCAGATAAAGACTTTGCATGAAGCATATAGTTTTTACCATTATGTCTGATGATTCGGAACGTTGCACAATCAGGAGATGATAGCAATGTCATCTTACTCTTTTCGAACTTATGAGATATGTTATGATCATCCTTCATTGTGAAGATAGATGTGTTGGGAATTTCATCAGTAATGATGATTGGAACATAGGGTAAACTAGATGCTACTTTAATTTTCCTTTTTAGATCATAAACACTACCTCTCAGTTGAGAATAGTCTGGTTTATGTTCAGGGTCACATTTAAAGTGTGCTATACAGAGATCTCCATTCTTGTGAAAGATATCCCATTTCTCTGTATCGATATCAATTGATTCTATTTCTGCTACTATCCCACGTTCCGAGGAGTTATCAACAGTTTTTGTGCGATTGGAGTAAGACATCTTTTTTTTATCTGGAGAATATATTTTTGAGCTACATATTAAAAAATATAAAAATTTATTTTCTTAATTCAAATTTTGTCGTCATAATTAAAAAGGAATTTGAATTAAAAAGGAAAAATTAAAACATTTGAAATGTCGCGTCAAATAATTTCGCCTCGAAGATCTAGTTTTCGACCAGAGGTGAGTTCTGGATCATCAATCACGAAGTATGGAATTACCGATAATGAAAGAGATGAGGATCTCGAAGAAAGAATTACTGAAAAGGAAATAACGCCTGAAGGGAGAATAACTGAAACTACGAAGGAAACCTTCTCGCCAGCCAGATCTAGGGGAACCAGATCAGCAGTCATGAATTCCAGACCTGTAAGTCCAAATAGATCCAGAATGGGTGTTATACCAAGATCGAGACCTATAAGTCCAAATAGAACAAGAACAGGTGTTATGAATTCCGTGCCCGTAAGTTCCGGGTCCGTAAGTTCAAATAGGTCCGTAAGTTCAAATAGGCCAGTAAGTTCAAATAGGTCCGTAAGTTCAAATAGGCCAGTAAGTTCAAATAGATCCAGAACGGGTGTCATACCAAGGTCGAGACCAATGATCATGTCTGATTCCCCTAGTTCCTTTAGTTCCTTTAACAGAAGTTTTGGTACATCATCAGTGACAAAATCTGAAATTAGGGAAGAACTCATTGATGATATCATCAGAACGGCCAGAACTAATGGTTCACTCCGAAATGCATTGATAGATGCTGCTGGTGGCGAACGTTCCCTTGAACAAGATCTGGATTCTGATAGTGCATTAATGACCGATGTTGAATCAATACTTGAGAGAATATTATCAACTGCTGATAATAGAGACGAGGCACAATCATTGAGGTATGAAATTGATGCTCGAAGAAGAAATGGTGATAATACTCCATTAGTATCGATGATCGAGGAGACTGTTGAAACTAAACGTCGAAATGGAGATGATACTCCAATCTTATCATTGATAAGAGAAGCTATTGAAGACAGGAGGACAGGAAGTGATAATGTTCTCATTGATATTGCAACAAATTCGGGAACTAGATTACCGTCCAGATCAATGAGCCCCATGAGGACTAGGTCAGTGAGTCCCATGAGAGTTAGATCTTCGAGTCCAGTTAGATCTTCGAGTCCAGTTAGATCTTCGAGTCCAGTTAGATCAAGGACCAATATGACTGTTGAAGATAAAATAGTCGAAGAGAAGATGAGACGAGCAAGCATGCCAAGATCTGGAGATAAATATATTATAGGTTCTGACGGAGAAAGATATGATCTCAGTGCTGCGGAGAGAGGTATTAAAACTGCCGCCGAAGAAGCAGCCCTAACAAGCCCACGCAGCCCTGTCAGAAGAATCGATACAAGTCGGAGTGCTGGAGAGAGGGTATTAGAAGAGAGGATGAGAGAAGCAAGTGAGCCAGTAGATGGAGATGAATGGATCACAGGGTCTGATGGAAAGAGATATGATCTAAGTGCGATAAGAAGGAGTATAAGTGTAGCTACTAAGTCTGCACCTACTAGTCCTTCTAGATCGACCGAATATAGATCAATGAGCCCGGTCAGAGCCAGATCTTCAGGTCAATATGAAACAAGTTACACTGTTTCTCCATTACCTCCCATTACACCAGCAGGACCAATAAAGAGAATTGCTTCTCCAGTTGGAGTTCAAAACAGAGCTACTATGACTCCCATATCTTCTGCTTCAAGATCGTCTGGGTCTACCAGTGCTAAAGGTCCCAGTTGTGGATGCGGGTCCAGATAAATCTGTATAGGTCCAGATAAATCCGTATAGGTCCAGATAAATCTGTATAGGTCCAGATAAGCTTGTACGAGTTTATCCGTATGGATCCAGATAAATCTGTATAGGTCCTTATGGATCATATTTATGAATTTATATATTATGCAATATATAAAATGGGTATTATTGAGAACATAACACAAGTTGAATCAATAATATTGATACTTATTACGATAGCATTACTTATATTGAAGATTATAATATCGTATTATATATCACAATCAATATTTTACGCACAACTTCGCAGTAAGGAGATATTGCGTCCAGAAATAGCAGTTATTACTACAGTTCTCGTCTATGGATTTGCTATCTTAGGTATATTTTATCTCTTCAGTGATAATCGTAATGAAAGCATGATATCATCATTATTTGTTACTGCACTATTTATCTTGTTACTGATAGTATCTCTTATTTGGCAAGTATTCTTTGGCTTCTTTCATAATATTCAACTATCAGCACTTGGTTATCTATTGTTTATTGTAGTATTGTGCTATTATATATATGAAGTTGCTAAAGTTTCTCTATTCGCTGCACTCATGACATTACCTTTATTAGTACGTGAGATAGTATATTTCCTATTTGTTGAACAGTTATTTGTTGATAATCCCGGTAAAGTGGTATAAAGTGATATAATGGAATTTTAAAGCATCAAACTATTGATTTTGATATTATTAGTGTAAATCAGAATATTATGTTTACCATAGTCATTAAAATGATGTAGTGTAAGCAGATCAATATTTGAAATGATGGACATATGATATTTAATTATATTAACAATGTATAATGTAAAATATGATCCATCTTCATTATGAGTATAAGGTTGCTTTGTTGTAATCATTACGATACTTTTTCCGGGGTAGCAATTTACTACAGGATAACAAATTATATCCCAATATCCACAACAATCTAATACTTTATATTTAAAGTTAAGATCGAGATTTCCAACATTACAACAATCAAGTATACAGTATAATGTTGTTGTTGATATAGAGTTGATTATTGACCTAATATTGAATTTCACTTGATGCTTGTTTTTCACTCCCTCATCATGATGAAAAGTGCAAAAAAGAAGTGTCTTGTCACCGAAATTGCCATATCTCAACTTTGAATAGAAGTTTTCTTCATGAAGTTCGGAGTTTAAATCAAAGATAATGACTTGGCTTTGCTGGCTTTGCTTACTGTGTTTATCGAAGAGATCAGTTATCGCACGAACTTCAATATCTGTCGACAAAACTCCAGCATCAGTAGGATCAGAGGAAACACTTTCACCACCGATATCTTTAGTATCACAGGTAATAATGATTATCGATAATTTAGTCAATATAGTTGACGTAGTTAACATTTAGAGCCAAGAGAACGCGAGGTATCTATAATTCATTTTAGCATCAACCATATTCTTGAAGCAAGTAACAGTTTCATTACAGAATTTGAGATTAAAGTTTAATTCCCAACATTGATTATAAACTATACCCTCAAAATTTCCATATTGATATTTGCAGTATGGAAATTTTGAGGGGATTTCATCAACGTGTATTTCTGAAATGACACTAAAACTTAACGGAATAGATGTATTTTTACAGAAATCTTCAATGGAATATAGGGTGTAATTATCCGTTAATTGAAAACAATTATGTGTGTCGTGAACATAGTTAACCAATGTGACATTAAAGCAATTTACTCCCACAGTAATGATACAGAAAAAGAATAATATAAACAAAGTGAACGAACCGAATAATCGAGACATGACTTTTATTAAATAAAAATAAAATTTGATAGTTTTTTGAAATTCTCGCCAAAAGATGGATTCTTTCATTTGGCCAGATGGAGTATTTGTTGAAATTCAGTATTATGATAAGGAATCAATGATAAGATCATCAGGTGATGGAAGAATAAGATTTTTCTATCCAAATGGTAATTTCTGTGCTGAGGGAGAAATACGTAATTTCCGCTTCGTTGATAAATTGATTGTTTATCATCCAGACAAGAGCATAAACTTCATTGCTCAATATAATAGCAACGGTGTACTAGATGGTACTATCACTTTTTATTATTCAAAAACACATCTCGAATTCTTAAGTAGAAGTTATAAGATACCCATTCCCAAAAAGGAGATGGATTTCAAAGATGGAATATTGTGTAATCAAAGAGAATACATGCTTGTAGTATAAAAAATATAGAAAAGTTAGAAATATCATAATGTATATGAAAATAAAAATGGATGCGTTTTTTCGTATCGATAAAACATTGACTGTGGTTTTCACAACATCAAGATGATCGCAAATCTCAGAACTAAGAAGAGAGAAATTATTCATGAGAAGAGGTATCTGAATACTCCCGTGGTGCGTGATGATTCAGATTCAGATTCAAGTAGTGATGAAGAAGATATTGAATCTTCTGACACTGATACTGAAGAGAATGAAGAAGATGAGTGGTTCAGTAATCCAGTAATCTTACAACCTAATCAAATAGAGAATTATGAGATAGGTGAGAAGATATTGAGTCAAGGTGAACCATTTCTAAATTATTCAGCACAAGGATCCGGAAAGACTCCACTAACAATCAAGTTAGGTTGTACATTTAAGTTACCTGGATTTATAGTTGGTCCAACCAGTGCTATCGGAGTCTGGCAACTCGAAGCGGAAACATACAAGTATCCAGTTCATGAACTTATATCTTATGCTAAGATAAGGCAACCAAAGAATAACATGTGGTTGATCAGAGACGAAACTCAACAATTTGGATTCAGAGTTACAGCATTACTTAATGCTGTTATTGAGCAGGGTGCACTGTTTGTCTTTGATGAATGTCATAAGATAGGTAATAAGAATCTTCAAGGAGATGCTTGTCTCACTATCGTAACAAAGATATTTAACTCCAGATCACAGAGATCAAAGGTAGTTTACTTGACAGGAAGTCCTTATACAAATGCTAAATGTAGCATCCAGTTCTTTAGATTACTCAATATCCTCAAGAGCAAGGATATCTATATCTTCCATAGATCAACTAATGAGAATGAATACATTGGATTACAGGAGATAATCAATGTTTGTAATAAACTCGATCCAGTGAAGACTAAGGAAATCAGTGAAATGCGTATGTTTGAATACATTAACTCGAAGAACTTAACTGATTTCACTCACATGCTATTCTCACAAATAATCATAATGAAGATGTGTCACGGTATGCCTCAACCAGAACTTGGTGAGGGTATTAATCGTGATGTAGGCAATGGTTTCTATCAACTAGATGTTGATGAGAGTTATCTTCTACTTGAGAAATATGTTAATGACACATTGGCATTGATTGAAAGTAAAGGTTTTAATAGAAAGCTAATCACAGAGATTGGAAGAAACTATGGAGTGATAGAACTCTACAAGATTAGTATATTCGAGCGTGTTCCTAAGAAATTCTTGGATCGTAACCCAAAAGGTAAAGTCATCATTGGAGTCAATCGCATAACTACGCTTGAAGCCTTGGAGAAGGCATATAAGAAGTATAATCCCGTCATCTTCCAAGGAAGTGTTAATTCCACGGACAGAACTATACTCGTCAACACATTTAATAATGATCCCAAATGCAGAGTCCTTATTGGAATAACATCTGTTATATCAACAGCACTTAATCTTCAAGATAGGAAGGGAGATGAACCGCGTGCCATATATATTAGTCCATCTTGGAACTTAAAGGATATAGAACAATTACGAAAACGAACAGATCGTGTTTTAACAAAGTCTGATGTTTACGTTCGTATTGTTTACGCTCGCGGTGTTGAGAATGAACAAAACTTAATTAAAATCTTAAGTAAGAGCTCTGGTGTATTAAAAGATACACTTGGAATAATAGCAGATAAGACTATTCTTGTTGGAGACTTCCCAGATGAATACTCTACTGATTAGATACTCCATGTATCATTGTAAATACATATATTAACATAATATATGTTTATCATATATGACTATGTCGGACGGTGTAACATAGACATTACTTCACGTAACTGTTTATCATCGAGTTTGGTTAACATATCTTTAATCTGATCTACATGATTATCATCAGAATTAATCATATTGGAAGCTAGTTGATCGAATCCCAATTTAACATTGTCTAATGTGATTCTATTTGGATTATACCTTTTGGGATTATAGAGTAGAGTTCTTGTCTTCTCCATCTGTGAAAAGTTTAATAAGTTTTCACAGTCTCTACCTTGATCTTTTAGTAGATGATAATTGCTCTTGAACAATGATTTGAATTGTTGTTCTGTTCCCTCAATCGTTGCTCCAGTCTGTTTAAGTTGCAACTTAAATATGGCAAATAGTTCGTCAGAATTATATCTCTTACATTCAAATCTAGTCGGACATCGACTTAGTAATCCAGGTTGAACCTTGAATATTGTACTCTTAAGTTTATTCTCGTACCCAGCAAATATGATTATTGTCTCATCTGGATGTTCACTTAATTCTCTATTTATTACATTTAGTACTTCACCTCCATACATATCATGTTCTCCCTCATATAAACTGTATGCCTCATCAATAAAGATTACCTTTCCTCTGTTTGCTTTCAGTAATTCTGAAGTCTTCTTATCAGAATGACCTTGCCACTTGTCAACGAAATGTTCTCGACTAACAATCTTGATTATATCATCTTGTGGTACTGTATCTTCCTCTCCCTCCTCATCAGAACATATATCTGATGGAGTAGGTGTATAAAAGAATAGATAATAGACTAATATTGCCACAGCAATGATGATGATAAAACCTATGATAAAATATATCCACGAGAAACTACTACTTCCAAAGACGAATGGATATACCATTGCCCAAGCAAATGATCCAACTGCAATCAGACCAATCAAGTAGCTGGGATTACAATATCCGGCATAATCCTCATAAAATGAGCTTGCAGTCTTTGGCCTCTTCTTAATATAACCTAGAGCATATAATATTGTCGCTATTATAGTTCCATATTTTGTCTTTCCAACTCCTGGCGGGCCATAAAGTACCATGTTCAAAAGAGGACGTTGGATATTTTTTGGATTATTCATCTTCTCAATTAGATAGAGTACCTGGACTGCAATATCATTCTTAATCTTTGGTTGACCTATCGTTGAGTTTAATTTATGTAATGTTCGTAATAAAAATTTCGGAAACCTGATCTTCTTGATTAAATCATCATCTTCCTTAATACCATCTTCAATAATCTTTATAACTTGATCTAGATCAGATAGCACCATTTTAATTACTGAGAAATTAAATAATAATTGAACATCAGATTAATTATTAATCCAAATATTCAACACTCCAATTATAGAGTATATATGAACTCGAAGTATAGTTGATATTAGTTGGGCTATTGTTCTGTATTACAATCTGATACTTATCGGTTATCGTTGTATGTCCAATATTAGTAGTGAAACTCAATTGACCATGAGTTTGACAGTATGTAATATAATACTGCCTGATTGATATATTATTCCTTCTTATCTGCAACATAATTACATCAGTTGAGTTAAGTTGACATTCAATCTGAAATATCAAACTGAAGCGATATCCACCGAGTTTCTGTGGAGAGAATATTCCATTTGATAGATCAGTACCAACACTAGAATATAACGAGTAATCTGGTAAAGTTGACCATTGAGTTACAGGTAATGAAGTGTTCGAATTACATACTATCTTAGTAGCATTAGGAATAGACACGGAAAATGCATACGATACTGAATTGGAACTCCACTTTGCAAGTCCCGGAGTTCCATCGTAACAGTAATATACAGTCATATTATTGATATCAAACCACGTACTTCCACAGCAATAACCTAAATACATATCATGATTAGGTCCTGGTTTAGAAGATAATGAAGTGCTTACTCTTGGACTTGTAAAGTTTATGCCAAGAAATATATTATCAATGATATTATTGAGTAACATATTATCGCTTGAGGAAAGTGGTGAAGTGAAGGTTACGGTTAAAATATTACCGCTTAGAGTTCCAGGTTGAGGTTGATAACCACTCATTGTTGGATCTATTACAATCTTGCTATTATAAATAGTTAAATTTCCAGCTCCATTACTAATGTTGATTTGGTATCTGAATATAGTTGACATCTTTTCATATATTTAATAATATATGATTTCTTAATATTTTAGTACCTATACTTTAGTATCTATACTTTAGTATTTTAGTATCTATACTTTAGTACCAATTTCCTTGACATGATAGTATGAATCTTGCACCACCGACAGCCATGGTAACACTGGATAATCCATTAATCAATTGTCCTGCGACACCTGGAGCAATTGTAACTGTATTTGCTGGATTATTATCTATACGTTTGATACCCCAGTATATACCATCTCCAATCGTTGCATCTATCATAGTCAATGTGACATCACTATTTGTTGCATCAATGAGATAGAAATTGTAATTTGTGTCGGAAATGCTATCACTAGCAATTATAATTGGAAGCCACGACATTTTTCTTTTTGAGTTTTTTATTAAGATTTTCTTGACTTTCTTTTTTCTTGAGTTTCTTTTTATTAAGATTTTTTTAAATCCGAAAATTTTTTATCTAATCGTCCAACTTATCCAATCTGGAAAGTCATTGCTGCACCCGATGAAACAGGTGCACCGCTGATATTTGCTTCCAATGATATCAAGTCGAATTGAGAAACTGAAATTATATTTACTGTGTTAGATCCCGTCGTAGCAGCTCCAGTTATTGTCACCACAAGTGCTGTATTAACTCCATTTACCCTGATTGTGAAACTTCTTGATGATCCTACTCCAGGAGCGACAAATAACACAACACTTAAATTTGATACTGCTGTTGCTGAATTCATTGTTATCTGTGCTAGGTTTTCTGTTGTTGTTTGTGAACCATATCTTTGGAATTGTCCACTCGCTAAAGCACCTTGACTGTTATATGCTATTAAAGCTCCACCTCTAGGTCCGGTTGGGCCTGTATAGCCTGTATATCCAGTGTAGCCTGTATATCCAGTGTAGCCTGTATATCCTGTATATCCTGTATATCCTGTATATCCTGTTACTCCAGTTGGCCCAGTGTAGCCTGTATATCCTGTATATCCTGTATATCCTGTATATCCTGTATATCCTGTATATCCTGTTACTCCAGTTGGCCCAGTGTAGCCTGTATATCCTGTATATCCTGTATATCCTGTATAACCACTATATCCAGTGTAGCCTGTATATCCTGTTACTCCAGTTGGCCCAGTGTAGCCTGTATATCCTGTATATCCTGTATATCCTGTATAACCACTATATCCAGTGTAGCCTGTATATCCTGTTACTCCAGTTGGCCCAGTGTATCCTGTATATCCTGTATATCCTGTATAACCACTATATCCAGTGTATCCTGTTACTCCAGTTGGCCCAGTGTATCCTGTATATCCTGTATATCCTGTATAACCACTATATCCAGTGTAGCCTGTATATCCTGTATATCCTGTATAACCACTATATCCAGTGT